GTCAAAATATCCCAGTTATCAGAACCAGGGTTAGAACCAGGATCAATACCAGTTTGGTTGTCGGTGCCGTTTAGCAGATATAGTGCACTGCCGTACGTAACCATGTCATGAAGGTAATACGTGGTAGCACCGGAATAAACTCCACGGAAGTTGAGACCACCGTTCATCAAATCCCAGCTAGCATTAGCTTGTGGCTCAGCTTGGCCGACTGCAACGTCAGCAGTAGCTACCCAAGTTTGGTTGTCATGAAAGACAACATCATCAGTTTCATAGGCAGTGCCTGAGTTCCAAACACCTTGCCAGTTAAATTTTAGTTTTCCGAGATCAATAAATGCCATTAGTGTAGTTGAATGTAAACGTGACCAGAAGTGCGGCTAGCATCAGTAGCCGTTGCAAATGCAAATTTAGGTTGTCCAACATTTGGACCGCTTGCATGCAGCAAGCCATTAGTAGCTAGCATGGCAGTTTCAGTGCCTTTATACTTAAAATCAAGAGGGTTATAAGTATTAGTAGTGTTACTTGCTACTGAGTAAACTACACGTAATGCTGTTCTTCCACTAGATACATTGCGTGTAACTCCGTAAAACACGGGATCACCAGCAAATTGTGCAGCAGCATTAGCAAAGTTTTCTGCTTCATCAGCACTGTCCGATGCAGCATTAGCACTTGTTTCAGCAGCGTCAGCACTATCTGAAGCATCACTAGCGTGACCGGAAGCTGTATTAGCGCTTGCTTGAGCGTCATTCTTAAAACCTTCAGCAGCATCTTTATGGTTTTCAGCTGTAGATACAGAAGTCGCAAGTGCTGCATCGTTAGCAGTTTGAGTCGCGTCTAACTGACTTCTATTAACGGCATCGTTCGGATCTGTTCCGTCTGCAAGATTAGTAATCTTGAAACCGGACATATTAATGTTGTTTCCAAAGATCGCCTGTGTGCGGTCAATGAATCGATTCAACACTTCTTGAACAGAGAACAGTGTTTGTTCAAAGTTCTTGTTAAGGTCAGAAGCACGAATAGCCGATCCAGCAAAGAATCGAGACTCTAGTTCTTCGTTATCCGTACTTCTATAAACCCGAACAACTACCCCAGCATTAGGAGTAGCGTTCAGGTTAACAGTAGTTGCATTGGCTAACGTAAAAGCGGTTGTATCGACGCCATCAAGGCTAACCTTTACATCGCTTTCTCTGAGATATTCAAATGTAATTGAGTATTTAGTTGTGTTTCCATCCGCTGTGTATTGTCTTTGTGTGACAGCCATTGCTTACTTTAAGTTAGCGGTTTACCAGGTTAAGCAGTTCATCTGCTTGATCCAGTAGTCGGGTGCTACGTTCTGGATCTGTAATTCTCATGCCTCTAGCAGCTTGTTGCAAGCTCTCAGCTTTCTTCAGTGCGTACACTTCAGGATCTCTGCTGATCGAAGCCCAAGCCATGTTACGTGCATTATCGAAAAGATCTTTGATTAAAATATTATGGCGATAAGACATAGGATCAATGCGCCTATCTCCACGAGCTAGGTCACGCTCCATTTGTTCCAAAGAATCTTGGACTAAAGGATTCCTAGACAATTCATCTAGTTTCTGTCCTAATCCAGTCATACCAATGGCTTGCTGGAATTTAGACCGAACACTAGCACTGCCACGCAAGGATGTACCATCCGGCGCAGACATTGTAGAAAGTCGCATATCGTAGTTACTACGGAACAACATCTGTCTACCAACGCTTTGATCCAAGTTAAATTGAATTGGACTGATAGCGTTAAACATACGAGTCATGGGGTGCCAGTTTTTAATTGGTTCTCCAGTAAGGATATCGTATTTAATAGGCAGTGGATCTGTAGTAATTTGCTCAGTAATTAGGTTGCGGTTGCGGACACTATCAAAGAAACCAGATTGCAGTTCACGTTGATAAGGCGTGATCACTTTACCAATTTCATTCCTAAGAGAAGAAAGAGGCAACGTGTTGTTAGCTAGACCAGCAGCAACTTTACCTAGTTTTTTAGGATCGCTACCAAACAAGTCCATCAGTTGTTGGATGCCTTGTAAGTAGGTTTTACTTACAGCACCTTTTGCAAGAATCATCGCATTAGCCATAAGACCTTGCTCAACATACCTATCACCCATCAACCGTTGGTTATCACTGAAATCTGCGATAGAAGCAAGAATGTTAGAAAATGGTTCAAGGGAATCATAACTAACCCAAACATCACCAAGACGGATAGAACGTGGTACCCAGCCAGCATCTTCCCAAGTTTTACGAGTTTGGAAATCTTGCGGACCATTGCCAGTCAAACCACCATTGAGATAATGTTGCGCTGCTGAGAAGATAACAGCACTACCAAGCATCAAACGGCCATTCTGCAAAGCTTTAGCATTTGCCAAGTCTTGTGGTGACTCAATACCATACTTCATGACGGCTTCAAGATTGTCTGGTTTTGCCAGCATAATCTCGTTAAACTCTTTAACAGCAAAGTTAAGGCCAGGAGTATGTTTCATTGAGAACTCTAAACCGTTAATACCGGTTCGAGCAAACAAGTAGAATGGTTTGAGCAGAGGTTGTTGATTAAACAAATCATCCAGTGCTTTAGCAAAACCACCGATATCTTTAGTCAGTGTTGCTTCTTTTCTAGCATGATTCAAGAAAGAATCTTTTACAGCACCATCAACAGGATCAAAAATTTCCTCATAAAGTTTATCTTCGTATTTACGAATTGTTTTCGGGTTGATGTCAATCATCGCACCGTTTGCTTTATCAGCTGTTGCTGCCATCAACGCTTTTTCTTTAGCCCTTGCACGAGCAAGAATCATAGTAAAAGCATCGTCTGTAGCCGCCATAATTTTCGTTGAGTAAGTCAAGAAATTATTTTGGTTGGCAGATCGAGCAAGGTTAGCAATACGGTATGCTGCTTTATCACCATCTGTACCACGGGTTTCAGCCCATCTACCCATCATCGCCCATTGTTCATCTTCTTTGTTGAACTCTGCAAAGCGACTACGTGTTGTATGGATTTCATTAGACATATATCCATTCAACCGTTTGTAGAAGAAATGCATAGCTTCCGGTACAGACTGTACCATAGCATTAGCAGAAGCCAGTGATTGGCGCAATGTCATAGAGTTGCCAGTACCAACAAACTGTGCCAGTCCTCCCAGCATTTGAGCCATAGGACGTGTAAACACAGCAGTACCTGTACCCAGAGCAGCTCTGAGAGGTGTTTTAGGTCCACTCAGTACGCTGTTAATCATTACTCCAAGCATTTCCTTAACAGCAAAACCTTTTTGAGGGTTACGCAGTTTACGCTTCATAAAAGCGTCAAGATCGTCAAAGTTTCTAATATCGTTAGACATAGAAAAAACTTCAAGCACACCTTTCATAAGATCATCACTAGGATCACCTTTGACCATATCAAGCATCATGTCAACTTGATCGCGTGTAGCGGTCTGCATCTCTTCGAGACGCAATTGAATGTCTGCTTCTTTAGTGTTCTGTGCTTTCAGTTTGTTGAACTCTTTACTAAGCAAGAAACGTGAACGCTTAACGTTATACATGCCAAGAATAAGGTTTTCTCGGACACGTGCTACAGGTCCGCCAATATCACGTAGATCGGCAGCGTCACCAACTTCTAGTGCAGCGCGAGCTAAATCTCTTACATGTGGGAACAGTACTGCATTAACAATGTCTGCAGTCAAAACGTTTTCTACAGTCCATGCTTCACGTTGGGCTTTACCCAGAATCATGGGGTTGTCGTTTAGAATCTTTTCCCAGTAATCACCAGGTTTCAGTTCTGCAGGGTTCCTACCATTGATAATTTCATAAGCAGATTCAAAAGAATCTTTGAATACTTCATTCAATTCGTAACCATTAGCTTCCAGCTCTTTAACAAGAGACTGCATTTTAGTAGTGCCAAACAGTTCTGTAGCTTTTTCTTTATAGAAACTTTCAGGCATACCACCAGCATTAGCCATACGAATTAGCTGTGCTTGAGTGGTAAAGTGATCAGTAGATCCGCCTTCTGCGTTAGGATCAGTGTGGATACGTTTTGCCTGCTTAGACAACTCGTACATGTCTGCAGTAGAGTTAGGGTTACCCTGCCAGTCTTCTGAAAGAGCTGGGTTCTTAAACTCACCGTAGCCGGGTTCTTTAAGTTCTTCTTTTGCTTGCTCTAAGGTTTGGTTGTCAATATCTTGGTTACGTTCTTCAATCTTACGATCTACAAACTCACGGTTAGTTTCAACACGTGTTTCAACTTTAGCTTCAGCACCACCACGGAGTTGTTCGACAGGATCTTCAGGATTAGCAGCTCGCAGTGCTTTATTGTCTGGAGCTTCAGGTCCAACAGGACGTTGCATATCAGCAGTAACGTCACTCAAACCAAGTTTATGCAAACCAACGTCAAAGACTAGACCAATACCCATACCTTCGACAGTATTCTTCAAGGTTTTAACCCAAGGAGAATCAGTGTCAAGAGTTGTTAGTGGAGTTTCAACCCAACCTGCTTTGTCGTGTAGTTCACCTAAGATGTTGTGCTTTTGAGAGTCTTCATGAATCAAGTCATGTGCAGCACCCATAGCAGCGCCAGGTACAATTACCTTTGCTGCCATACCGGCTTTAGTTAGCTTACCACCTTTAACAAGCTTGCTAGTCATACCTAAGCCTTTAGCAGCTTTACCAGCCAATCCAACAGACTTAGCTACAGTACCAACAGGAATAGCAAATGCAGCGTACCCTAAAGCACCTCGCAACATACTACCCCATTTAG